CTTGGCTATGCCTATATACTGTTGGGCTTGTTGGATTTGGTGTTGGGTGAGCTCATCAGCCATTTTCATTTTCTTCCGGGTGGCAGCTTCTTCTAGTCTCAAACTCTCATTTATATTATTGTCTAATGCAACAATATAATCATCCCAACCTTCATATGCGTATGCGTTTGCTTCATCCTGGGCTTCTTTCCACTTCTCCGTGAATGCCTCTATCCGGTTGAGTTGTGTTTGTGAAAAGTCCCCACTAACGTCCCCGCCTCCTCCTGTGCTTGTACCTGGGCTTGTAACGGTGCTGCCTCCGGTTCCGCCACCAACATCCGGGGTCTTGCCTAATGTAATATTCAAGTTGGCGGCAGCCTTCTCCATCTCTTCAATCTCTTTGGTCAACTTGTCGTATTGCAGATTCAACTTGGCCAAACGAAGTTCCCCAATAGCTCCAAGAGTGACAGACTGAGCAGAGGCTGTGGCAATCTTGCCCTGAACCTCTAATTGTTTTTCCAGCAGCTTTGTGTATTCTTTCTCAAAGGCTTGCAACCGGATCTTTTCACGCAACGTGGTAAGATAATTTTCAATAGCCTCTGTGTTCTCATTCGTGATGATCCCTTCCTCACTGAGGGTGGCATTGTACTCAGGAATGATTTGTTTCAACTGTTGTATGTAGTTCAGCCGGGTTTCGTTGGACAGATTCTCATTGTGAATCATCCGGGTGAGCCTATCTACCTCAATAGTATGATCACGCATCTGCTTGTTCACGTCCTTTTCAACCTTCTCAACCCCGGCCAGACCATCAAACAATTCCCGATTGGCCTTGACCCACTTGACGGTCCCGGCCACGACAGCCAAAATGGCCACCGCTAATGCTGTATATGGATTGGCGGCAATAGCCTTGGTCAACTTACCCAGTATGGAGAGGACCGGGCCTAATGCTGCTGCCAGTGCTGCGGTCCTGACTGCTGATTGCCTCTCCGCCTCCGTCATATCATCCAAACGATCAGTGAACCCCTTTATTTTAGCGGTTATGCTCTCAATGGCGGGCAAAACGACATCTTTCATCGCCCCTCCCAATTTCACCAAAGTTGTTTTGGCTTGAGTGATGGCCTGATCCCACTTGAACTGTACTGTTTGGGCAGCAGCGTTGAATGCCTTCTCGTTAGTCCCAGTAACATCAGCCATCCGTTCTGAAATCGCAATATTGTCTTCCATATTGGCTCCCATCAAGTCAAGGATACCAATCAGAGCCCGGATGTTGGGGAATACCCGGCTGACCATCTCTTCACCGTATTTATCGGTGGTGGTGCGGAGAAGCTCCAAGGTGCTTATCAATCCATCGGTGCGGATCTTGTCCCGCAATCCCTGAGCGCTCAATCCCATTTCATCCAAAGCCACATTGGCGTCATCTGTGGGCTTCTTCAGGGAGGCTAGAATGGCCTTGATCTGAGTAGTGGCCACTCGGGCCTCTGTACCTGTCCGAGTCATACCCGCCATAGCAGCCCCCAGGTCATTAAAAGTAACCCCCATCTCACTAGCCAGAGGGATCACAGCCCCCATAGCTCCAGCAATTTGGTCCGCTTCTGCTTTTCCTTCCCGAACTGTGGCCACAAGAACGTCCGTGGCCATGGCAGCATTCAGAGCCTCCGATCCATAAGCATTCATGGCGGAGGTGACCAGGTCTGCCACCACCTTGGTTTCTCCTAACCCAGCAACAGAAGCCTTGGCAGACATCTCTAGAACGTCCATAGATGCGGCTCCTTTAACACCAGCAGATTGAATGAAGAACAAGGCATCTGCCAGTTCCTCCGGTCCCCGGCCAACGGATGGTGCCAGGTCCAATACAGCCTTGGATAACTCATTGACCTCCTCCCGGGCTGTGCCCACCAAGCCCTCAATTTTGCTCATGGAACTTTCAAAATCCTTCTGGGCAGAAAAACTAGCAGCCCCTATGGCCAAAATAGGCAAGGTCATATACCTGTTCATCATCTTGCCCGTGGCCTGCATCTTGGTACCCATAGCCGTCATCTGCGCCTGGATGCTCATGGAAGCCTTTTTCATAGCTGCATCGGCTGCCACCATCTGAGATTGCGCAGCAGCCATACCAGCATTAAACTCTGTGCTGTTTAACCCCAAACTGGCTATGAGTTGTCCGATCAAATATGCGTCACCTGCCATTATTTAGTTCTTTTCATTTTGAGCTTCTTCTTGTTGCCTTTCTGTTGTATGGGTAGCGTGGGAGGCCGTTTGTCTACAATCTCAACTTTGGCCCCTCCAAAATTCACTTTAGCAATTGCGTGCATAGCTGCTTTCATCTCCTCCAACGGCTGTCTTTGCTTCAATTCCCACGTGAACTTAATCACTTCAACAGGCTTCTTCGGGTAAGTTTTGATATACGGATTGGCCAGACGTTCTAAGAATTCTTTAAATCTTTGAACCTCATAAGCCTCCTGACTCTCTGCCCGAAGCTTCTTGCGGTACTCAACCATCGCAAGAAAGAATTCACGGGGGTCTAAATCATCAAACTCTTCCGCACTCAGCCCTATTTGGATGAGCGCTTGCGCTTGGATTTTGTCGTAGTCGATGTGTCCGTTTGTGTTCCCCCCTCCTCCTGCAACTTTGCCAATTCATCCTTTAGCTCTTCTGGAATATCCTCCTTGGAGGGGTAGAATTTGGGGATGGCCAAAGCGAAATCAATCATACATTCGTCCAGCATGTCCACCATATCTTCCAACTCCAAATCCAACTCCTGTTTTTCGATCCTGGCCCCTTGATTCAAGGCTAAAAACAACAGATGTTGAAACAACCTCATATCCTCCTGCGCCTCAGCTATGGATGCGTTGTGTTCCTGTTGAAACAATCGCAGAGAATAGTGCCCTAACTTTATAGGGTACTTTTTGTCATAGTACGTTAAAAATTGAACTTTTGCCATGATTAGTGCCTTTTAATGGTTTAACAAAAAATCAACCTGTGATTAAGGTTGATACAATTACGATCCAGAACCACTGTTCAGTACAGGCTGTCCTGTAACCTTTATGGTCACGTCAGCCGTTACCTGATTCCCAACCGCAATCGCCAAGGGTAAGTCAGTCACATACCCAATGAACTCCAATGTGGTTGTCTCCGCATCCGGCAACACGATTTCATAATTATGAGCATCATCATCCTCAAAATCATCGTTCATCGTTTCATACGTTGACCGGGTGAAGTTCATGGAGAGCTGAACTGTTCCTCCATCTCGGAAACTAGCAATGAACTCCCTGTATCCCCCTGTGGAATCCAGGTTTGTCACATCAATAGTCTCACGAGTCTTAGTTGGCCCGTTGATGGACAGCACTTCGGATATTCGCACCCAAGTTGTTGTGGTTGCGTTGTACCTCCTAAACTGCGTGCCAACACTAGCAATGGCATCACTCATAGTTGTGTCTCCTTTCTATCAGCGTCGCTGACAATTAAAATTAATAATGAATCGTGGTCTGTGGTTTGCATCTCTATCTAAAAAAGAGGGCTCACCAGTAGCTTGAATATCCATATAAATAGTATCATTCCACGTTTGTCCTGCCCGACTGTGTAATGATTCCATTATACTTCTGGCCAATCTTTCTGCTGTTAGATAGTCTTTATCCCTGATTCGTACTTGACAAGATGACTTGAAATACGAGGGGACCTCAGCCAGCGTCTTCAAAGGCGGGAAGCTTGGAGTGTCAAAAATAGTTACGGTGGCATCTGGTTTGGCAGGTTCTCCACCAACAAACAGATTTGTACCGAACGTCAACCCCAATGAACTAGGATCTTCCAGCATGTCTTTAATATCTTCGCTAAAAGCATTCATCCTTTCCTGGTATTAGCTTGCAATATTCTCATAATTTCTTGTGTGTTTCGTTTCAAGGCAGCTTCCATAAACTTGGGACCGCTGCCAGGACGGCTCCAGTTAACTATACCAACCGTTCCTCCTTCTCCCCACTCACCACCTCCAATCCGTTCATGGACGTACAAAGCATAGTTGGCACTGAATCCAAATATGATCGTTCTTCCTGCCTGTAGATCCTTCACAAACGACGTGAACCAACTTGCTCGCAAATTACCTATATCCACAGGAATAAGAGGAGGCGTGGTGTCCATATCTTGCCGCAGGAATGCCACGGCCTCAATCATACCAGCCGAGGCTCCTGCCTGATACCTGACCAGGGATTTTTCCAATCCCCTAATCACACTGTCTATGCCTTGTATTCCTGTCGCCATTATACTGTTGCACTTTTACCCATGTTCATGTGAGCCCGATAAACAAATTCAGTCGTACTACTTAATTCAGGCAATTTCCTGAAGGCAATAATTCTCAGGGCTTCGTCCATATTCGTAGGATCAGCATCATACTCACTGTCAGCCGTAGTCCCCAAATACATATAGCCTCCCTCTTCCACCTCCTGGGTGAGGAATGCCCGAGCCATACTCAGAATCTCTTCCCCATCCTTGCTGGTGATAATTTCCTTCACATCCTCCCAACGGCCTTTAATCTCAGAAGGAGCCACGAAGGTTTCCCGGTTGTATCCGTCGATGGTGGGCTTGGGCCAATACACAATATCCTGATTACACACTCGCTTTATGAATCTAGATAGGCTCATGAGTCAAAACTAGTTATTGCGTGAACTTTGATTGTCCTTTTCCCCAACTGGGCTAGTATGCCACAGGTGTCTAGCAGCATAACCGTTTGCCCGTATGTAGTAGAATTCAAACCAGACCCGAAATTGCCCTGATAGGTCACAGCAGCTTCTC